TGTCCACAAAACCAAAGTTTGTTGTCTTTGTTTACAGTACGAGTGATGTCTTCTAGCACCATTGGCCAAAGTTCGTCAACTTCTGCTTTGAATCCTTTGTGTACACGGCTCACTGTTTCTGCAACAACCGGAACAGCATTTAGGTCTGCTTTAATGTCATTGAACTCGCTAGGTTGTGTACCACGACAAGCGATAACTAAATCTTCTTTGTTTTGGAAACGATATGCTTGTGCGCCGTCTCTGTTATAGAATTCAACTGTTGTGAATCCTAATCTTTTTACTTGCTTTTTTACTTCTTTGATGTTATCATTATACGCTATACTACTAAGTTTAGCGAATAATAGAGATCGTTCTGGGAAAGATAATTTTGATATTGACATTTTGCCCTCCGTTTTGTTCCTCCAATAGCACACGTATTTATAGTTTCCTAACGCTAAATACATTAACGGAGCAGTGACTATGAAAAAACGTACAAGAAGCATCTTAGAAGAATTAAACAATTTAGATCGTGCTAGAAATAACGATCATTTGATTGAAACTACAGGTAGTAACATTATTGAAAGTGCTATTAATCTTCTTAATAAAATATCTAAAACTTATGACTCCGAAACTGCTGGAGAACTTGAGAGACGTTTTTTGAATAGTATTAGAACTGGTGATCCACGTAAGTTTAAAAGAAGCATACAAAAAGTAATAGAGAGTAAAAACAATGATATTATCTGAAGGCGGATCAATGCCGGGCGTAGGCCCAATCCATATTGATGAGATTGAACCTACACTAGATGCATTAGAAAAATCACTAGGTATAGATCTAAAAAACAATGTTCTTGGCTCAGTTGGCAAAAAAGAGTTTAGCGGAGATATTGATGTTGCTATTCAGGTTGATCCAGATAAGATTCCTGAGCTTGTAAAAAGAATTGAAGCATCGCCTTTAGTAAAAGACATTGCAAAGTCAAGTGTAATAATGACAAGTGTTGACATTGTTAATTACGATGCAAGCAAGCAAACAGCAAAGCCACGCACGGGTAAAGTACAAGTAGACTTTATGCCAGGTGATCCAGGTTGGATGAAAACATATTATCATTCACCTAGTGAAAAAGAATCAAAGTACAAAGGTGTATTCCGCAACATTATGATTGCAACTATCTGTGCAGTATATCAAAGACAGGACTCAGAAGAAAAAATTGATGATGGTCGTTCAGTTGAAAGTGAACGCTGGATGTGGAGCCCAGCAGACGGGCTTGTACGAATTAGACGTACACCTGTACCAAAAGCAAAAGGCGACGGCTACACAAAGAAAAACAAAAACGAAATTATACAAACACCTATTAAAACTGCACCAGAAATTGCAAAAGCACTAGGACTAGATGGACCTGAGGATTTAAACAGTTATGAAAGTCTAAAAGCAGCAATTGAAAAGAATTATGATCCCGAAATGGTTGCAAAGATTTTAGATAGTTTTGCACAAAATGGACAAGTTAAAGATATTGGCGTACCAGATGATTTAGTTAAACAAGAAAGTCTATCTGATAAACAACTTGGAAGAATTAAAGAACTTTCAGGGTTGTTATTGAATAGTAGTGTAATGATATCCGGAGCATTTAATAAATGAGATTTAAAGACTTTAGAATATCAGAAGCAGCATTAGCAGCATCTAGAACAAGGAAGTACAGACATGCTGACTATGCAAAAGGCAAAGACAAAATGCCTAAAGCAAAGCCAGGACGTACAGATCATCCTTTGCATGGTAAACTTGTAGGCAGTGTTGAAAACAATAATACTCCTATGAACGAAGCAGAAGCTCGCATACAACACGCAGAAGATGTTATATTCTGGGAAGGTTCCAGAGGTGCTGTTCGTGCAATTGAAAGTTTAAAGAGTCTAGAACAAGGCAAGCACACAGACGTTACAATCAAATGGGACGGTTCTCCCGCAGTTATTTTTGGCCGCGATGAAAATGGAGAGTTTGTGTTTACTGACAAATCCGGTTTTGGAGCAAAAGGATACAACGGAAGAACAACATCAGCAAAAGCATTACAACAAATGCTAATGAATCGTCCAGGCTATAAAAATAATCCAGAAGGGTATGGATCTTTTATTGCTAATATGACTGATGTGTTTGATGAGTACGAAAAAGCAGTACCCAAAGACTTTAGAGGTTTCTTTAAAGGTGATATGCTTTATTTTAATACTCCTGATATTGAAGATGGTCGTTATCATTTTACACCAAACATTGTAACATATGATGTTAAGGTTGATTCAGACATTGGTAAAAAGATTGGTGCAAGTAAAACAGGTATTGTAATACATAGACAAGTTAGTGCAGAAGGTGTAGAAGGTCCGTTACAAAGCACAGATATATTCCAAGGCAACGAAGTATTAGTTTTACCGCCAGTAGTAGCTCAAGCAGCACCAGAAGTTAATGATGCAGACATAAAACAATTACAAGCAATGGTAGCAAAAAATGCTACTCAAATAGATGACATTCTTGCAAAGCGTCAAGGACTGTCAGACTTGCCAACAATTTTTTATACCTATCTAAATAGTAAAGTGGATACAGGTATAAAAGACTTAGCACAAGGATTTGGACCTTGGCTTGCACAATCAAAAGTTAGTAAGCCAAAGCAACAAAAAATTGTGGAAATAATAAACAGTAATGTTGACGGCTTTAATGCTATGTGGCAAATTATACATGGTATAATGAAAGTTAAAGATAACATTATTAATCAATTCGAAGCACAAGATGCAGATATAAAAGCAAGTATTGGAGACAAAGGTCCAGCTGCCCCCGAAACACACGGTAGTGGAGGCGAAGGATATGTACTAGCTCATCCGCAAGGTGATATAAAACTTGTGCCAAGAGAATACTTTACAAAAGCAAACAGATCAGTGGAGAGATAATATGGATTATATGAAAGAATTTGAGTCGCATTTAGATAAAATTGTAGACCCAGTACTAAATGAAGGAAGCATGGAAGCAACTTCAACAGAAAAGAAACTAGCAAACTATGGTAGGATCTTAATGGATCAAGCAGTAACACAAAAGGACGATGCGCTATCAAATATGATGTCTAAAGTAGGCGATGCTTTAACTCGTTATGGAACAACATTTGGTGCTAGAAGTTTAGAAGAACTTGTAAAGAAAACAAATACAAGCCCGAATATAATTAAAAAGTTACTTGCATATGCAGAAAAAATTGCACAAACACAAACAGCTATTGCAGCTGATCACACTGACGGCGGATTAGACGACGAAGGTGATGACGAGTTTACAAGTGCATCTGACGATGAAATGGCAGCAATGGCAGATAGAGCAGCAAGAGAAAGAAGATAAAATGGATTTTATCCGTGTACTTGAAAGCGGTGAAGAGTTATTTCTAGAAGAAGATCTCCACGAACTTCTAGAAGAACTCAAAGAAGAAGAGCTCGACGAAGATGCTCTTGAAAGGATTACTAAGCGAGTTACACAAAGAGAGGTAGCTTTATACAGCTATCTTGTAGGTAGGCAGAACGCACTACTTGCTAAAATTTATGTAGATAGAATGCAAGCAGGATCAACAGTTCCTGTAAATATTGCAAAAGGTTACTTGCCAGCTGTTGAAATGATACATGATATTGTTAAAGCCGGCCCGGGATACATAAATTTATTAAAAAGTTTACATAATAGAGCTAAAAAAGCGTCTAATTAGCTGTTTTTTCCTAGAAATGGTAAATAAAAGTGTAAGAACTTCACAGAGTGTGAGGTGACCATTTAGAGAATATAGGAGAAAAAAAATGGCAGATCTAATCAGTTCAATCGGACAAAACTACAAGAAACACGTAATTTCACAATCAGGTGTTGGACGTGAATTCATTCTTTCAATCACTGCAGGTTCAGGTACACTTACAGATGCAAAAATGGAAGCATGTTTAGCATACCTAACTACTAACCACGGTTCAAACGGAACAGGCGATGTAGCAGGTACAATCGGTGGCGTAGGTACTACAGACGGTACAGCGTTTGACCCAGCAGCTGACACAGTTGCAGTTGTTCGTTACCAAACATCAGCAGACTTTACAGTCACAGGTGTTAACGCAGCAGCAACAGACACAACAGTAGCTATTCTAGCTGAGTTCAAACCAGCAGACTACGTGTAAGTTAGTTTTACTTTAACTTAAAGGGTTCAGTTTTTACTGGACCCTTTTTTTATGACTGTTAAATACAGCATGAGATTCAAAATCTATACACTTATTGATATCACAAAAACTGACGCACACCGATCTGATATTCCTAAAAGAATGAATCAGCAAGCAAACTTTAATACCTTATACAACGTAATAGGATTGCGTACAAACCCTACTGACTTTATTATTGATGTTAAAAAGGATAGTGTAAATGATTTTAAATTTGGCAGTTCTTACAAAGGAAAGCATAATATTTGGGAGTGTGAATTTTTTGTTGAAGCAGATCAATCTATTGATGTTAACACAATGATAGAGGACTTTCACTTAGTTCCTATAATTAAAGGGTTAGATGAAACTATAAAAATAGATAAAGGATTATTTTTTAGTTCCAAAGATGAAGCTAAATGCAATATTATTTTTGAAAGAATTGATAAATAATTACATAGTTAACTAAAACTATCAGGCATATAATCAAATAAACAAAGGCCAACTACGAGTTTACTTTATGGAGATATTATATGGCTGAGCTGCCAACAACACAATTAGAAAAAGAAAGTTTAGAAGCACACGTAGATTTATGTGCATTGCGCTATCAGCAACTAGACTCTCGCCTAACAAGTGTCGAAACAAAAATTTCAGAAATTCATAAAGACCTTACAGAAGGTCAAAAGTCAATGACAAAAGTACTAATCGGTACAGCAGGCACTGTCGTTGCAGGATTGTTATCTACAATCGTCGTTATCCTACTTCAAATGTAACTTATCTCGATAAATAACTATGTTATGTTATTGAGAGAATTTTATACCACAGATTTAGAAGAAAAGCAAGTATGGGCTCGTTCAGGTAAGAACGTTGTTCGTAAGTATCGCTGCACAAGCGGTCGTAGAAAAGGCCGTGTTGTTGCTAAGATGGCACAATGCTTTGCAGCACCGGATTTGAAAAAGAGTAAAACTCTTAAAGTAATGAAGGCACGACTAGGTCCTAGACTTGCTAGAAAAATTAAAAGAACAAAAAAAATTAATCCTGCTAGTAAAAGAGTGCAGTCATTAAACAAAAGGTAATATTATGCATATATATGAAGTTACACAAAGAGCAAGAGTTACTAGAAGCACAGGTAATCAAGTTACTGTAGATCACGGCGACGGCACACAAACTACAGTAGACACACGTAAGAATCCAAACGCTATTTCTAGAGGCGAAGATGGTAAGCTAAAGATACAAACACAACAAGCCAACAGCAGAATGAACGGCGCTAACAAAAACAAACAAAATCAAAGACCTAAGCCAGGCGAAGAGATCGAAGTAGACGAAGCAGGCTGTTCATCAAGCATGAAGAAAAAGAAAAGAAAATGAAAATAAATGAGCTGTTAAAGTCATTTGAAATATATGTAACAAATGAAGAACGCGAAATATACGAAACTATAAAAGAACGCACAGCTCTTAGCCAATTCAACGAACGAGAACAATTCATAATTCAGAACCTCATTCGTAAAAGTTTAGTAAGTAAAGTAATTGCAAACGGACAGGTATTGGTTATAAAAAATGATAGACAAATCTAAAGTAATTAAAGATTTAGAAGAGATTCTAAATAAGTCAATCGATCCATCGATGTTTCCTTATAAGAAAGGCAATTCAATACGTATTGGCAAATACGTAGTCCGAAGCAATAGTCGCGGACATAAAGTTTTCGATTGCGAAGAAAATTGTATGATTGCACAAACGTTTTCTAAAGCCTCAGCACTTGCACTTGCAAAAACTATGTCTTATCGTAATTCACAAAGTTCAATGGCAGATATATTAAATATAGATAGATGTATAGAAAAATGGTACAATGATTGTGTGTTTCATAATCATACACTAAAAATTACTAAAGACGCAGTAAAGGCAGAAGTTGCAGAAACAAGATATGATATTGCAAGACATCAAACTGACACTGCCCGTGCTAAATTAGATAAATACATTTATAGCTAAAGAGGCTAAATAAATAAAAGCATAATACATTAGGAAGAGATGTAATGAACATTAATGAGATATCAAAACCAGTAACAGCAGCAAGCCTTAACGAAAGTCTTGCTAAGAGATTCGGCCAAAAGATTGCCATAGAAAAATTTACACTCGAGCAGCTACAGGATGCTCGTAACAAAATTCGTACTAAACTTTCACAAGTTGAAACAAACGAAAGTTTTGAAAATGTGCAAAATGAAACTTATCAAAAATCAAAACTCTTCCTTGATGTTTTAAATGCAGCAATTTCAGAGCGTGAGGATATCTCAGAAGCAAACGACTGTGACAAATCTTGTCCTAAGAGTTGCCCAGACTGCGGCGGCACAGGCGATCCAAAAAAGTATAAAGAGATGAAAGAAGCAGCGAAGCCAGATTATATTGATATTGATGGCGATGGCGACAAAAAAGAGCCAATGAAGAAAGCTGTTAAAGATAAAGAAAAGAAAAAGAAAACTGACGAGTCAGTAGTAACTGAAGGCGAAGAAGACAAAGCAGAACTAGTAATGGCAGCCAAAGACATGGTTGACAGAGTTACAGGTTGGATGGAAGATACAGCAGAAATGCAAACAGAATCGATGCTTGAACTAGCAGATGCTATTCGTGACGAACATGGTTCAGAAAAAGCTGAAGGATTTACAGGACAAGTTAAGCCAGCACTAGAAGCAATGTATGCTGCAATGGAAGATTGCAGAATTACACTAACACAGGGTGTAGGCATGCTAACAGGCGAAAATGAAGCACCAATGATGGGTGCTGATCCAATGGCTGATCCAGCTATGGAGCCATCAATGGATATGGATGCAGAAGCAGGTTCTTTAGACTTAGATGCTGATGCTCCTTCACTAGATGCAGCTCCAGCAGCAGCAGGCGGCGAAGAAGAAGCAGGCAGAGCAAGACGCGAGTCAAAAGTTATTAAAAAGAAAGCCATGCTAGAGAGAAGCAGAAGATTAGGTACAACGCTTTCAAAAAAAAAGTAACTGAGAATACTGATAATTCGAAGTTAGTACAAGTTTTACGTACAGTAATAGGCAGCGCAGACTCTTCCGGAGACGCTGTCTTTTTACATTTTAATAGGCCTGCGACTCCAAAGCAAGGTGTAAAAAATCTAGACTTAAACAGATTAATGCAAAATGTAGGTGCCGAGCAGTTTGACTTTGAAACTTTTAAAGTAGCATATGATACTGATCCTAAAGTTAAAGCAATGATTAAAGACTTTAACAAAGACGGCATTACACCTAAGACACAAGCACAATCACCAATTGACGATGAAGGTCCAAAAGAAGTAGGATCAGACGATAGCGTTGAGAAGATGGCTAAACGTGCAACCGATTTAAACGACCTCTAATTTACTCTTGACAAACAACAACTTAGATAATATACTATTAATCTAGTATAGGAATTTAATTTTGAGTTTAATAACAGAACGGTATGATTACCAACCTATTTCACGAAAACAAGTCAACGGCAAGAGACTTTACGAAACACCAGACGGCAATGCAGTTGCAAGTGTTACTACTATTTTAGATGCTACTAAAGATAAAACACACCTTATTGCTTGGAAGAAGCGTGTTGGCGAACAAAAAGCACAACAGATTGTAACAGAAGCAGCAGGTGTAGGCACAAGGATGCACAAGTATCTTGAAGACTATATTGAGTTTGGAGATTGGCCCACACCCGGTAGCAATCCTTATGCTCAACAAGCGCATCAAATGGCAACACAAATCAAAGAACATGCACTTACTGATGTAGATGAAATATGGGGAAGCGAAGTAAATTTGTATATGCCTAACATGTATGCAGGCACAACTGACCTGGTTGGACAATATAAAGGCAATCCATGTATAATGGATTTTAAGCAAACCAACAAGCCTAAGAAGCTAGAATGGGTAGTGGATTACTTCTTACAGCTTGTAGCTTATGCAGAAGCACACAATGAAATTTACGGAACTAATATTCGCGAAGGGCATGTGTTTATGTGTTCACGTGATCTACAATATCAACAGTTCGATATTTGGCCAGACGAATACGACGAATGGCGCAATGAATGGTACGAAAGAGTCTACACTTATTATGAGAAACACGCATAAATACTTAATAAAAGCGTAGGAGACACTCGTGGCAGTAGTACAAATTTCAAAGATCCAGTTAAGAAGAGGTAGAAAAAATTCAGCAACTGGATTACCTCAATTATCATCTGGGGAGATGGGCTGGGCAATCGATACACAAGAATTGTATATAGGTAACGGCGCAGTATCCGAAGGTGCGCCAGCAGTAGGCAATACTAAAATATTAACAGAAACAGATGATCTTTTTGAAATTGCAAAAGATTATACTTACAAAGAAGGAACAGGATCAGTTACAACTGGACCTGACTCGTCAAACCCTGTTGTAAGAACACTTCAAGAAAGATTAGATGATACAGTTACTATTGCAGCATTTGGTGCAACAGGTGTAGCTACGCAAGATGCAACGGTTCTACTACAACGTGCTATTGATCAGCTTTATCTTAACAATGGTAATGAATCAAATGTAAGTAATAGAGTGGTGTTAAATTTATTGCCTGGCGTGTACAAAATAACCGATACAATCTATATTCCTCCTAACGCAACTATTGTAGGTGCAGGCGCGGACAAAACTATTATTAGACAAGACACAGCAGGTAAGAGTATATTTACTACAGTGTCAGATGAAAGTAGTCCAGGTAATTATATTATCAATGGCGAATACAATACACAAGCAAGAAATATTAAACTTACAGGTATGAAACTCGAGACAACAGCTGATTCTAAAGGATTAGTATTACAAAGTTGCAGAGACAGTTACTTTGAAAATATTACTATAGTTGGCCCATGGATCAATACAGATGGTATTAATGAAGATAGTGAAACAACAAGCAGTGTAGGCATGATGTGGAATAGTAAAAACGGTGGTGTTGAAACTGTACGTAACGAGTTTACAAACTGTCACGTTGATGGATTTGCATATGGTATTGTTTCAAATTGGGATATTAATGACAATGTAATTTCTACTTCTAATTTTAGTAATTTAGGATATGGTATTGCTTTTGGAAAAAATTTACTTATAGATGGAAATGTAGCAAATGGAACTTCTACAGGTCCGCACAATAATATAATTTCTGATTGTGTGTTTACTAACATTTATAGAGAAGCAATCTTAGTAACAGAAGGCACATACAATGTTAGCCGCGGCAACAAATTTAATATGTGCGGCAATGACGGCGGATCAGATGCACAACCAATTTATCCTGTAATAAGGTTTAATGTTTTAGGTAACGAAAGTACTGGAGACTTTTTTACAAGAACAAAAAAGCTATCTTATACACAAGGAGAAATTGTTACAGGTTCAGCTACTATTACAGCAGGACAGTCAACAATAGATATAGCAGACACTTCAAATATTACAGCAGGACAACTTGTTACAATTGACAGTGGCATTGGTGAGTTTGGAGCTTCGACTGTTACAATTACTGATGTACAAGCAGGACAAATTACCGTCAATCTTCCACACTTAGTAAGTGGATTTATACAATTTAGTATTATCTCGTCTATTATTACAGCAGTTCCTTATATTCCTGAAGTTGATGGTCCTTGTAACTTTAACTGGGGTTTTGAACATCAAGTTACAGTTAGAGACGGAACGCAACAAACTGTTTTCAGACTACCTAAATTAGCTAATCAAAGTTTCGATATTGATTATGTTGCTCAAGGAGAAAGCGGTTACTCTGGGTTAAGATCCGGTAAAATAAGAATTGTTATGGACAATTCTTCAAACATCACAGTTTCAGATGACTATGACTTTGTAGGTGATAACATTTATGTTGACAACATTAGTTTTGATGCTATACTAAGTGATATAGACATTGACGGAACTGACGAAACTATTCTAGTAAAGAGTAATGTAGCAGGTTCGTTAGCATCTAATGCAACAACAAAGATGAAATTTAAAGTACAAACAAAGCAAATAGTCATTTAATGTTCAACAAAACATACGAAGAAAGACTTGCAGTGTGGTCTCAGTTTCGAGATTCTCTAGAGGATTCAGACGATCCTTTTCAGGATGTCATAGAGTTTTACAAACTGGCACCGTGCGTATCGATTCACACAGATCCTTGGGATTCACAAATGTGGCCAACCGCTTGGGAGTTATTACAGGAGAATCAGTACTGTGACTTCTGCCGTGTACTAAGTTACTACTTTTCTTTACAGTTAACAGAACGCTTTTCTGATGCTAATTTTGAGATACATATCTGTACAATGAGAGAAGAAAACTACTTCTACATCTTAGTTGTTAATCAAAAATGGGTACTCGGATACGATGAAACACAAGCAATCGACATCTCTACTTTACCTAAAGAAGTTAAATCGCAAGTTGTATATGACATGTCAGAGTACAGATAAATATTCAAATAATTAAAGAAAAGAGGATAAATCATGATTCAAGTTACCAAGCGAGATGGGCGTAAAGAACCATTAGATATTGAAAAACTACACAAAGTTGTTTTTTATGCATGTGAAGATATTACTGGTGTTAGCCCAAGCGAGGTAGAAATAAAAAGTCAAATCCAATTTTTTAATGGAATGACTACAAAAGAAATTCAAGAAACTCTTATTAAAGCAGCAGCAGATCTTATTTCAGAAGAAACACCTAACTATCAATATGTTGGTGGACGCTTAATTAATTATGCACTACGTAAAGAAGTATATGGTAACTATCAACCAACTACTATTAAAGAATTAGTTGAAAGGAATATAGATTTAGGCTTTTATGATCCTGACCTCATTTCTTATTATGACGATGACGAATGGGCAAAACTTGAAACATATATTAAACACGAACGTGACGAGAATCTTACCTATGTTGCTATGGAACAGCTACGAGGCAAGTACCTAGCACAGAATCGTGTAACTGGTGAAATTTTTGAAACACCTCAGATGTGTTATATGCTTATTGCAGCAACTCTTTTCCATAACTATCCAACAGAAACTCGTTTACAATATGTAAAGGACTATTATGATGCTGTTAGTCTTCACGACATTAGTTTGCCTACTCCTGTTATGGCAGGTGTACGAACACCGCAACGTCAATTCTCAAGTTGTGTTCTTATTGAAACTGGCGATAGTCTCGATAGTATTAACGCTACTAGCGCAAGTATTGTCAAGTATGTAAGTCAAAAAGCAGGCATTGGTGTTGGCGGCGGAAGTATCCGTGCTATCGGTAGTCCAATACGCAAAGGCGATGCATATCACACAGGTATTATTCCGTTCTACAAAATGTTCCAAGCAGCGACAAAGTCATGCAGCCAAGGTGGTGTGCGTGGTGGTGCTGCTACAATCTATTATCCAATTTGGCACTTAGAGGCAGAAGAACTTCTTGTTCTAAAGAACAATAAAGGCACAGAAGACAACCGTGTGCGTCATATGGACTATGGTGTACAGTTTAATAAATTGATGTACGAAAGACTTATTAGTGGCGGTGATATTACCCTTTTCTCGCCTAGCGATGTGCCCGGATTATACGATGCATTCTATGCCGATCAAGATAAGTTCCGCGAGCTATATGAAACAGCAGAACGTAACACAAAGTTACGTAAGAAAACTGTAAAAGCAATTGAACTGTTTAGTTCGTTTATGGAAGAACGTAAGAACACAGGACGCATTTATCTACAGAACGTTGATAACGCAAACGACCACGGTGCATTCCTTCCAGACGTTGCACCTATTAGACAATCAAACTTGTGTGCAGAGATTGACTTGCCAACAAAGCCACTAAATGATTTAAATGATCCAGAAGGCGAAATCAGCCTATGCACATTAAGTGCTATCAACTGGGGTAATGTACGCACACCCGCAGACTTTGAAAGAGTTGCACGGTTAGCAGTACGAGGGTTAGATGCATTGTTAAGCTATCAAAACTATCCTATTATAGCAGCACAGTTATCAACAGAAAAAAGACGTCCATTAGGTATAGGTATTATTAATTTTGCATATTGGATGGCTAAGCACGGTTTATCATATCAAGACATCGACACAGATGGACTAGCTCTTATTGACGAGTATGCAGAAGCTTGGAGTTTTTACTTGATTAAAGCAAGCGCAGATTTAGCAGTAGAGCAAGGTGCATGTCCTGGAACATCAGAAACAAAGTATGGACAAGGTATTACTCCTAACCAAACTTATGCTAAAGCACTAGACGAAATTGTTCCACACCAAGAACGTATGGATTGGGAAGGACTACGTAAGCAACTTAAAGAAACAGGCATCCGTAATTCAACACTAATGGCACTAATGCCAAGTGAAACATCAGCACAAATTGCTAACGCTACAAATGGCATTGAGCCACCACGTAGCCTTATCTCAGTAAAACAATCAAAGCATGGTGTTCTAAAGCAAGTAGTCCCTGAGTACAAGCGTCTTAAAAACAAATACGACTTACTTTGGGAACAGCGTAGCCCAGAAGGGTACATTAAAATTGTAAGTGTACTACAAAAGTATATTGATCAAGGAATTAGTGTAAACACAAGTTACAATCCATCTTACTTTGAAGATGAAAAGATTCCTATGAGTACAATGCTACAGCATCTATTAATGTTCTACAAACTAGGCGGAAAGCAACTTTATTACTTTAACACTTATGACGGACAGGGTGAAATAGATGTTCATAAAATGTTTGAAACTGAAGCTCAACCTGAATTAGAAACTAACGGCTATCATGTTGAAGAAGATGAATATTGCGAAAGCTGCACAATCTAGTTGACATACAATAATTTGTGTGTTAACATATATAAAATATAGAAGGATAATTCAGAAATGAGCGTTTTTGACGTAGACAATCGAGTCGATCATACGAAGGTAAAGGCATTCCTAGATCCATCAGGAGGTCCAACAATCCAGCGTTATGACACACTAAAGTATAAACAGTTTGATGGATTAACAGATAAACAACTTGGATTCTTTTGGAGACCAGAAGAAGTAGATATCTATCAAGATGCTAAAGACTTTAAGAGCTTGACTAGTCATGAACAACATATCTTTACGTCAAACTTAAAGCGTCAAATTCTACTTGATAGTGTACAAGGTCGTGCTCCAGCAGAATCGTTTGGCAGTATTGTAAGTTTACCAGAACTAGAGAACTGGATTATTACTTGGACATTCTCAGAAACAATTCATAGTCGTAGTTATACACACATTATTCGTAATGTATATTCAAATCCATCTAAAGTATTTGATGAGCTAATGTCAGTGGGTGAAATTGTAGATTGTGCAGATAGCATTTCAAAACATTACGACGACTTGATCGAATTGTCAGGTTATTATAACTTGCTAGGTGCAGGAACACATACTGTTAATGGTAAGAAAGTAAACGTAGATATGTACGAACTTAAAAAGAAATTATGGCTTGCACTTATGAGTGTTAACATTCTAGAAGGTGTTCGTTTCTATGTATCGTTTGCATGTAGTTGGGCGTTTGCAGAACTTAAGAAGATGGAAGGCAACGCTAAGATTATCAAACTAATCGCTCGTGACGAAAACTTGCACTTAGCAAGTACACAAGCATTACTAAAAGTTCTAAAAACAGACGACAAAGATTTTGAAAAGATTGCAAAAGAAACAGAAGAAGAGTGTATTCAGATGTTTGTTGATGCAGTTGATCAAGAAAAAGTTTGGGCAGACTATTTGTTCAAAGATGGTTCAATGATTGGTTTAAACACAGAACTATTAAGTCAGTATATTGAATTTATTTGTACACGTAGAATGACAAACATTGGACTAAAGAGTCCTTATAGTGTTAAAAACAATCCTTTGCCGTGGACACAGAAGTGGATCTCCGGAGCCGAAGTTCAAGTAGCACCGCAAGAGACTGAGATAACTAGTTATGTTCAAGGCGGCACAAAGCAAGATGTGTCGGCTGACACATTTAAAGGATTTAGCTTATGATTTTAATTTACGGAAAACCAATGTGTCCTAGTTGCACAAAAGCAAAGGCACTATGTGAAAAATATGACTATCCATTTGAATACAGAGAACTTGGTAAAGACTTTGATAGAGAACAAATTCTAACAGAGTTTCCAGAAGCTCGTACATTCCCGCAGATTGTTGTTAACGGATTAAAAGTCGGCGGCTACGATCAGTTTGTAAAATACGTAGAAGACACAGGCTATAACGGAACAGGATATACACTATAATGTTAATTGAAGCACCTTACAAAAATGGAGATACCGTCTCTGTAAAAACTGTCGCAGGCGAAGAAATTGTCGCACGACTAGTTGACGAGAATGGCGAAACACTTACAGTAACTAAACCAATGGCACTTACTGCTACACAACAAGGAATTGGCATGGTTCCGTTTAGTTTTACTGTATCACCCGATTCTAAACTAAGTCTTAACAAAAACACCCTTGTTTTTATTGCAAAAACAGACGAATCTACCGCAAAACAATACATAGAAAGCACAACTAATATTAAACTTTAGGTTGACAATACCTACTTCTTATGTTAATATAAAGTATGAATAAAAGAAGTAAAGAGGGTATTATGAAAGATAAACTAATATTAGTAGATTGCGACGGCGTCCTGTTTGATTGGGAATATGCATTTGGACGCTGGATGAATAAACACGGTTACGAAATAGTTGCACCAGGTAACTATTTAATGGATGTTAAGTATGGCATCGAAAAAGCAGAATCAAAAAAATTAATACGCATGTTTAATGAAAGTGCGTGGATAAGAAAACTTCCACCACTAAGAGATGCAATTAAATATGTTCGTAAACTACATGAAGACCATGGTTATATTTTCCATGCTATTACAAGTCTAAGTGATGACTATTATGCTCAACACTTAAGAACTAAAAACTTAATTGAAATGTTTGGTCCAACAGTATTTGAAAAGTACGTTTATTTGGATACAGGTGCTGATAAAGACGAAGCACTATTACCATATAAAAATACAGGATGCTATTGGGTTGAAGACAAACCTGAGAATGTCGATGTAGGCATTAACTTAGGGTTGGACGGTGTTCTTATTAATCATGAACACAACAAAGGATATTCAGGAACTGCTAAATGTGTAAGTAACTGGAGAGAAATATATAAATTTATTACAGGAGAATAAAAATGAGTGAATTATCACAACACGAACAAATTGTTCAAGCATTTAATAATTACCTTGCCGAATCTGAAACATTTGAAGATAAAGGTGTAAAAGCTGCGGCTGCAAGAGCTCGTAAAGCACTCGGAGATCTAGGTAAACTAACCAAAACACGTAGAGCAGAAATTCAAGACAAAAAGAATTCGATGTAAATGTTTTGGATGGACTACGTTGTCGAAAGCCTTGGTCTTCATGGCCAAGGATTTCGTATAAAAGGCGATTGGCCTGGCGAAGTAATGGGTTTCCAAAAAGATGGCACACCCAAGGATCATTATCTTTATAAGCCTGGAGATGTCTTTATTGTAGACGAAAACGGTTGGTTACGCAAGACGGATGAGCTGTCTGTTCTTTTAGCAAAGTATGAGGCTCTAAAAAATGAACGTGAATGAAGGCGATCGAGCAGTAATTGTATTTTCATTAAATCCAAAAAACATAGGACGCTTTGTTAGCGTATCAAAATATATTGGTAAATTTAAAAAAGGTGATCAATGGGAGTTTAGAGGACTTCCTTGCCAAGCTCTAGTAACTGACCATTATTGGTGGATCGAAGCAGAAGACTTAGAGATACAGTTCGGACCAAGCCCTAGAGCATATATTGCAGACAGTTGGCTACGTAAAATTTTACCACCAGATGAAAAACTTTCCGAAAAAGAAAAATTAGAACTTGACATTCTAGCATAAGAGTGTTATAAATAAACTGTAGGCGTTACAAAGCGTATTTGGACTCCGGGGCGGTACCGGACGCCTCCACCATAAACACATGAGAGTAGATGCACCTGCTTTCCTGTGCATAGGACAAGAGCCGGAAGGTAACAAGTCGTGTGTTTATGATGGGGGCGAAATAGGTTTCGACAGGTAGGCAAGT